ATACCTAAACTATCTAATACTAATAACAATGGTTTTCTTTCTTTAGCAGTTTGTTCTATGTATTTGTCAAGCACAGTTATTGCTTGATGTCTAAATTCTTGTACAGTAGTCACTGGCATTATAACCATTCTACTACTATCTATTCCTCGTTCTTCAATTATGTCTTTTGTAACCGCTGATTCTGATTCAAAAAATATAACACCACCATCAGGATTCTTATCTAGGAAGTTTTTACACATACCTAATACAAAGAAAGTTTTACCTGTGGCACTTTCACCTGCAATTGCTGTTATTTTGTTTGATGGCAAACCTCTATGAATTGAGCCGCCTAATAATCCATTGAATATATATGATCCTGTATCTATGAAAGAATCAACATCACCTGAAGCACCGTCTGATACTAAACTAGCATATTCATTACCAGTTTCTTTTATTACATCTTTTAAAAAATCACTCATTAGTTATCCTTGTTAGTTTCATTATCTATTATACTATATTTATAATCTATGTCAAGCAAAGAAGTCATCTAAATTTGCCTTTCTTGAATTTGAAAATAGATCAAAATTCTTATCACCAAAACACCACACATTCTCTATAAAAATTTTATTCATAAAGTCTGCTTTTGCTTTATCATCTTCAAATAATTTATCTGATTTAGGCCGTTGCATGATTCTCATACCGATCTGGCCTAAAAATTTATCTTTCAATCTGTTTACTAGTTCGTCACTTGATCTATATCGAGTACCTTTAATCTTCGGATCCATAATATTTACAAATAGAAACTTTGATACTGCCATTGATTTCTCAGCAACAGGTAAATAGAAATCATCACGCCATCTTTCATACTCATTAAACTTTGACCACGATTGATCTTCTTGAAATTCACCACCCTTATTATATTCTTCTGTTGAAAAGTATGGTGGAGAAGTAAATGCCACATCTATCGGTGGTAGTTTATGATATGGCAAATCTTCTGCACCACATCTCCATATCGTTACCTTCTTTGGTTTAGATAGTAATTTATTATACTTTGATATCTGTTGTGTATATCTAGCGTATGTATTAGGATTAGGATCACAACCATAGTATTCTTCAGCGTCACTAGCAAAGAAACCTGCAAGTCTATCGCCCCAACCACAACTTGTATCTAATACAGTTTTAGCATTTGTAATATCGTATATTGCTTTTGCAACAACAGGTTTAAATTGTGTTGCAATATATGTGCCTAATCTAAAGGCACTCATATAACTTTTATCATTTAGTTCACCACCAAGTAATTGTTCAGATTCGTTGCCATCTAAATCTTTTACTTTAGTTAGTTTAACGGCATTGATACCTCGCCATATAGGACCTAGACACTTCCATATATCATATGCTGTACCGTTTTCCCATACTTCTTTAGGT